GTTAGAGTCCACATACAGGAACCCGGGAAGCAGCGTCGAGGTGGTGCCGCCAGTGATGGAGCTTGGCCCGGCCGCGCCGGTTGCCCCCGTGGCTCCGGTGGCTCCCGTGCTTCCGATGGCTCCCGTATATCCCCTCGGCCCGATGGGACCGGCAGGACCGACCGATCCACCGCCACCGCTTCCGCCGCCAATACAGCGGGAGTCGATGGTGAGGCTCCCGAGACAGTGCGAGAGGATGATGGCCCCGCACCCGGTCGCGGAGAGTTTGGCCGTGCCGTCAGCGATGGTCAGTAGCCCGATGGCGACAATCGCCTTGCCGGTGCCTGCGGGCGCGGTGGGGATGGTCTGGTCCGGGTAGCTGCCACTGCTGGCGGCTTGCTGCCACACCGGGGCGGTGGAGGTTTCGAGTCCCGGCAGCAACACACCATCCTCGACGTTGGCCGTGACCCCGATCTCCAGCCAAACCAGGAACGTGCCGGTGGCTTCGAGGTTGAGTTCCTTGTTGGACACGTTCCAGACCTTGTCGCCCGCATAGACAGCGCCGCCCCGGATGCCGGTCTTGGTGACAGCCTCTTCACCCTCGCCCACTACCCATGTGACGATTTGCCCGAAAGGACAGTCCGACACAGCGGTGCCCGTGCCGCCGGCCCCATGACGCGCCCGATAGGCGAATCCCCCGGAGGTGGAAACAAGCTCCATTCCAGCGGAGGGACGGGGCGTGCGGGCGGCCAATGCATCAACGAGCGTGTTCCAGTCGCTGGCGAGGATCGGGTTGCCGGGACGTTTTTTTGGTGGGAGTCTCATGTGTCAGGTTCCATAAATGTCCGCGTCCCATCCGCCCCGGTCGCTGGCGAGCCATTCGCGCTCGACGCGGAACGAACGACCCTCCTGCGTCTGGTTCACGCCGTTGAGCAGCCAGTTGCGGCTGGTGGCCAATGCCGGGGCCGGTCCTGAGGGTGAGTCAATCTCGCCGATCTTGTTGAGGTCTGCGGTCCTGACACCCGAGTTGCGCGTGATGCTTTCGCGCCACGCCACCTTGGGCGAATAGTAGGATGTTTGTCCGCGCATGATTTTCTTGAGCGCCTCCTTGCCCAGCGTGCTGGTGATCTTGTCCTTGTAGGAGGCCCCCGAATCATCCTTGTCCTTGCCTCCGGCGATGGCCTTGAGTGCCTCCACTTCGTCATCGGGGAGATCCTTGTACCGGTAGTTTGATAGAAGCGGCTCCTCGGAAAGCGACAGGCCCATCGAATAGGTCGCCGCAGTAGCCTCTTCCTCCGGGGTCTGGTCAGGTGCACCGGCATAGTTGCAGGTGATTTCCGCCAGGTCGCCTTCCATCACTTTTGCGGTGGCCGTGTCCACGCTGATGAACGACACCTCCGGGTGGGCGGTGCCTGGTCGCGGCATCAATGTGGCAATCGAGTTGCGGTGGCAGAGGAAAACCTGGCTGGCCGTCCACTTGCCTTCCCGGTCCACGGAGAGCGTGTAATCGGGCTGTGGATAGAGAACTCCCGGTTGAATCGAAACGTGCTCAGGCATCTTGGCCGGGGCGCGAAGTCAACCGAACGCCGCCTGACCGGTGCCGCCGAGTTTGTCGATCCCTTGTTTCACGGCGGTTAGCAGGCGGTTCGTTTCCCCTGTCAGCCGGTTGTTCTCGCGCTGGGCGTCGAGCGTGCCGGACGAGTAACCGCCACCACCGACCTTGCCGAGCGACGTGACGATGGGATCAAGTTTTGATGTCTGTGGGGACACGACGGGACCCTTGGTATCGATTTTGCTGGCAGCTTTCGCCGCCTGCTTCACGGCCTCGGGTTTGGGCATCGCTTCGCGGATCGACTGCACGACCCTGCCCATGTTCTCCCTCAATCCCGTGGTGTCGAGGGTGTCGGTGAACCCAAAATCGGTGGCCTTCTTGGCGGCTGCGGCTGCGCTTGTCCCGAGTCCGGCGGCACCCGACGACATCAGGGCGTTGTTTTCCTTCTGCAAGTCGGCGTATTTCACCCCGAACAAGGTGCCGCCCTCCGCCTTGTTGCCCTTGAGGATGTCACCGAAATTCGTGTTCACGTCCTGCGACTCGAAGCCCATCAGCTTCGACATTCCAGGGACTTTCGCCAGACCTTTGAGCATCCACGCGACGCACCACTCGATGCCGGCTTTTAGATAGGCAATCGGCATCTCGAACGCATTGAGAATGCCAAGGCCGAACGACGCGGCCAAACCTAACAGCACCGTGCCAAGACCCTTCCACATCGCACCGTCCGAGATGAAATAGAACAGGAACGACACGGCGGCACGGAAGCCATTGATGAGCGAGTTGATGGCCACCGCGAACCCGAGCTTCAAGGATGCCGTCACGAGGTCAAGGATCTGCCCGCTCTTGAACGCGGTGATGACGAACGAGATCGCATCCTTGATCCGTGCGCCCGCATCGGCGGCGAGTGGCGCGAGCGTGGAGACGAGTCCGATGGCTTCCGCGACCAACGGGCGGATCGCGTCGTTGATCGGCTGGCCGAGTGACAGGAACACCTCGTTGACCGAATCCTTGAGCGTGGAGAACAATCCCTTGGTCGTTTTGCTCTGCGTCTCCATCATGCCCGCGAACTTGCCACCCGTGGATGTCATGTTGATGAACGCCTTCTCGATTTGCGGGAATCCTACCTGGCCGGATTCTACCAGTTTCCTTACCTGCGATTCATTCACTCCGAACTGCTTTGCCAGCTCGCCAATGACCGGGATGCCCCGGCCTGTTAGCTGGTTCACGTCCTCGGCAAAGAGCCGCCCTTGGACCCGCGCCTTGCCATAGACCTCCGCGATCTCATTGATCGGTGCCTGCACGCCAGCAGACACGTCCCCGATTCTCCGCAGGGTTTCGGGCACGGTGTCGGCGGATTCACCGAAGGCGATCAGCTTGCGGCCGGCATCGGCCAGTTCGGGAAACTCAAAGGGCGTCTCGGCACCGAGTTGTCGGAGTTTTGCGAGGGTCTGTTCGGCCTTGCCCGCGTCACCGATCAGGGTTGAGAACGCGACTTTCGTCTGCTCGAAGTCGGCGGCGGAATTGACCGCCTTCACCCCGACACCCATCGCTGCCGCACCACCGGCCAACGCCGCGCCGATGCCCGCCTTGAGAGCGATACCGGTGACTGCGAACCCTTTGCTGAGTGCCGCCGACCCGCCCTTGCCGAGTCCTGCCAGACCCGCGCCCGTCACACGAGCCATGCGGCGGGCTGACGCACTAACCCGACTTCCGCTGTTAGATGATTTTTCAGCTCCGGATCGTTGAGATTGCGTTCATTTTTTCAAAAGGTCTCCACCACAGGCTTTGGATTTCGGATTTCCGGCGGGGGTTGTTCGGGCAGGGTCAAGCCGAGTTGGTCGAGCAGTAGCTGGTGAACCTTCTCGGGCCTGGTGTAGCGCTTCATCCGCAGTTCGCGGCCGTCGGTGGCGGGGATTGTCACATCGAGCATCTGGATCCCGCTCATCCGCTCCAGCACGCTGCGGGAACTCAGGCCGGTTGCCGCCTTCTTGTTGTATTGCTCAAGGGTGACGTGCAGGCAGTAGGCGAGGAAGCTGATGAAGACGTGTGCTTCAATGCGTTCGTCGAGCTGGTGAAAGACCGGACGTAACCCGAGGTCGCCCTTGAGTGTGCGGAAGCTTTCTTCGATGCGCACGAGGTTGATGTAGTTGCGCCACAGTTCGGCGGGGTCTTCTCCTGTTAGGTTGCTGCGAAGCAGATACTGGCCTTCGTGGCGGCGGGTGGCTTTGAGCTTCTCGCGATCCAGTTCGATGCGGAAGGTCCCGGCGGTGACTGGCGCTGCAGATGCGGGAAGATGAAGGATCACGAGCCGGTGGGCGGTGCGGCCGGCTTTTTCTTTGGCCGCACCAATGGCGAGCAGCAGTTCATCGCGAGTGAGGCGGTCGCGCTTTTGGAGTTCTTTGAGGCGCGCCCAGTAGGCTTTGAGTTTTTTGCGCCGCATCGCACTCTCCTTGCCGCGGCGGGGCAGGCTGCGGGCCAACACGTAGAGTTCGCCGTCGCGGTGCAGGAGTTTGACCTGAACGTCGTCTTTGACCTGCTGCCAGTCCTTGGTGGCGAGGTCCTTTTCCAGTTTGGTTAGGCGACCTTTCGGGGTGCCTACGAGGTAGCGCACGGTGGGGTCGGCATGGCGCATCTGTTCGAGGGTTTCTTCGGTGGGGATGCCGCGATCCATGATCCAGGTGCGCCGCTCTTTGCCGTAGCGGCCGGTGATTTTCTTGAGCATGCCGCCCAGCGTGGTTTTGTCGGAGGTGTTGCCGCGCATGACTTCGTAGCCGATGGGCAGGCCGTCGGGGGTGATGATGAGCGCGATGACGATCTGCACGCAGTCGGGACGCTTGTCGCGGCTGTAGCCGAAGGCTTTGAGGCGGCTGGCTTCGGTGACCGGACCGTTGGCGTCGACCTCGAAGTAGGTGCTGGTGAGATCGTAGAGAAGGATGTCATAACAAGCTCCGAAGAGTCCGGCCCAGCGTTCCTTGAGGTGGGCGAAGAGGGCTGCGCGATGGACTAACAGACGGTCGTGACAGCGATAGAGGGTGTCTATGGCCGCGAGCCGGAAGTCGTCGTCGAGCAGGTCGGCCATGGCACTGCGGTCGAACCAGGAGCGGTGAAGGCTCCATTCGCTGCCAGGGTCGAGCAGGCGATAAACGACGAGGGTTTTGAGCACCTTGAGCCAGGGGGTGCCTTTTTGAGAGTCGGGCAGGAGCGGTTGCCAGAAGGAATCGAGATCGAGGCGATTCCAGAGTTCCAGAGCGAGCCAGCAGCCGCCCCATTGGCGTGGACGGGCCAGTTCGATGTGGGCGAGCCGGAGTTGGAGCGTTGGATGTTTGAGTAGAGGGTCGGGCGTGCGATCCTCTGGGAAAAGATGAATCTGGCGGGTGTGGTCGCGTTCATCGACGGCTTCGATGGCACGGGTCCAAGCGGCGTGGTCGCTGTCGTTGATCTCGCCGAGATAGAGCAGGGTTTTCTGAACGGATCGGCCACCTGTTACGCGGCGGTTTTCCACGACGCTCCAGTAGCGGTGCTCCTTGCCGTCTTTGAATCGTTTGTTCGCACGCAAAAACATGATCTGGCGTGGAGCATACTGCGGAGTATTCGGACCTGTCTATGGGCAGGGTCTCCACCACAGGCATTTTCGCAAGGCGACCCTTGTAAAATCAAGGGTTCCAGCGCCTCAGAGGGGCAAAATTCGATGATTTTCCAATCTAACAGCGGAAGTCGGGCTAACAAGCTCGGTAGCCCCGGCCATCGCGCGCCTCAGTGCAGTGATGTCGGCTCCAAGGGTAACGGTCAGGGCGCTCATGCGCCGGGGGTGGAGTCAACCGTAGGCGTTGAATGTCGTGAAGATGACAGCTATCAATTTTCCGGTGCGAGTGTCTTCCCATCGCTCGTTTGTTTTGGAACTCGACGGAGAATCATATCTTCATTGGCTACGAGTTTCCCGAGGTATTCCACGAAAGACATTGCTTCCTTACTCCATTCAAAATCAAGAAGGGTATTGGCGGAGGAAAAGTCTCCGCGTTGACGGTGAATTTCGATAAGCTCAAGACGGTTTGCCTCACTGGAGCCGTCTATCAACAACGCCAGTTCCGTTAGGTTTTCAAGGTGTCTTTCTTGGAGATCGCACTTGGTTCCAACCGGAAATGAAAACTCGGAGATGGTGCGGAACGCATTGGTGCTTTCATACCAAGTGAAAGTGCGCAGCCAGCACCATTTTTCCTTTTTTCTACCGGCTACCCCTTCGCGAATCGCCTGATGGCAATCGTCGATACCGTTGTATTGCAAACCCCTCGAAAGTTCCAGCCAAAGCTCGGCTTGTATTCGCCTCTTTCCTGACAAGTGTTCGCAATCTTTGGACGACCAAGGGGGGTCTTCAACCCGTTCCACCATTTTTGCCGTATCTATCCAGAAGGTCATCAAGCATCCTCCCCGGTAGCACTTGATGAATGGGCGGGAAATGGGAGGCATCATGCAGTCAGTGAGGCATCCGTCTGTCCAGAGTGTTGCACCGCCGAACGTGTTTCCCGAGGCCCATGTGTTGTCTACGCACAAGCCGCCGCAATGTGGACATTTAATGATAAATCCCGGTCCAGGTTGCATCGCGCCTACTCATGGTGAATTCCCTCAATCGTTGCAAGAACGAAGTCGCTGTCGGGAACGATTGATTTTGCCCAAAGCGCTTTCATGCGACCGATTGTTTCCTTGAGGCTGCGCTGATCTAATCCACCGCTCCACCGCGTGATTGTGGAGTTCCTCCGTAACAGACAGTGTTGATACTGAGAGAGTCGCGCCAACGGCATGAACAAAATACTTTCCTCGGACCAGCCGGTTTCGGCGGCGACGGCGAACACCTGGGCGGCTAGGAAACCGGGTTCGTCGCAGGGAGGGGCTTTTTTCCGCCGAGGTCCCCCATAGTTTCAACCTGGGCTGCTTCCAGCTCACGGCTCTGTTCTTCGAGGCGCTTGAACGCAGTTTGAAAATCGGCGGGCGTGAGGCCACCGCAGAAGATCAGGGCTGATTCACGGAACCGCTGGTCGTCGAAGGACGCCCGGACCACATCCGGCCATGGGGCGCAGTGTGTGAACACAAATCCCATGATGGCCGAGGTGAACTCGGGCGTGCCGTCCGTGGGCATTTCGCCCTTCACCAACGGGTTGCCGGTGCGCAGGAGCACGTCGTAGCTGGCCAGTGAGAGCGGGCGCATGGCGTGGCCTCCGACGACGGTTTCAACGTCATGGAAGGCGGTGGATAGAAGCTTCTGGCGGTCGGTGTCGTTCATGGGATTTCAGATTGGAATTTTTTAACAGGAGGTAGCGGAGAAAGCAGAGGCTTGGAATTGGATCTCCGCTCTCTCTGCTTGCTCCTGTTCAAATTCTTGTATTCATTGTTAGAGGTAGCGGAGGAACAGGTCTTCGGTTTGGGGCGTGGCATTGAGCGGCAGGAAGGCGAACTTCCCGCGACGGCTGATGCATGCAAGCGGCACGTCCTGTTTGATTTTGGTCACCAGCGATTCCCGGTTTACAAGCGCGGCCTTGATGTAGGCGAACGGATGCTCGGGGTTGGCGAGGTGCCAGGAATTGTCCGACCACGCCGCGATGAGTTCGCTGGTCCGGTATTTCCCGCAGGGACTCTGCGGCTCGAAAAACCAGATCACTCGCTCGCCGCGAATGCCGTCGCCGACCACGCGGACGAGGGGTTTTTCGGCCAGAGGGATGCCGACCGCTGATAGGGCGGCGGCGAGGGCCGTGTTGCTGGTGGCGGTGGATGACAGGTGGGTGATGGAGTTCATGTCTTGATCTGCGATTGGTTGGATAGACTATTACGGACCGATGTTCAGGAATTGATAGTGGGTGGCGGTGATCTCGATCTTCTCAAAATCTTCGTTGCTGAAACTGCGGCTGATTTGCATGACAATCGTGGTGCCTCCGGTGGTCGCGAGGTGAGCCGGGATCGCATTGGCCAGGACAAGGGGCGTCCCGAGCTTGCCGTTGAATGGCGACGTTTTGGGGACCAGTCCGGAGATTTTCACCTCTCCCTTCTGCTGATAGCAGGCGAGTCCCTGGACTTCTCCGCTAATGGTGAGGACCGTTTTTTCCTGCTGGGAAAACTCGTATCCCATATCATACAAGATGAAGCCCGATTGTTCGTTCGGGATGCCCCAATTGCCGATATTACCAAGGGAAGTCGCAGCCATTTGACCGCGGGTGCGGTGTCAACCGAGCTTGTTCAGGACGAAATCCTCCACCTGGTCCTTGAAGTCCTCATAGGGACGATTGATTCCGGCAAGCATGAGTCTTTCCATATCAGAAAGGAATTCCGCAACTTCCACATGGAAAGTAACCTTGGTTTTCATCATGGCGAAGGTCACAGATACGGCGGCAAGCAACTCATCCTCACCTTTGAGCAGGTTTTCCGCGAGGAATTTCCGAAGTTCCTCCTTTGTAAAGTGGTTGAGCATCGACGGGTCTTTTTATCATCATCAACCCGGCCGTCCAACAATCTTCACACGGCGGACACGACGGCCTCGAATGTCAGCACCGATTCGCGGCCACGTGCCTCGTCGGGACTGGTCACGCTCTCGCGGCCTAGCAGGTCATGTAGAATGAAGGTTTCCGACTCCAACGCCGCCTGAATCGCCACCTTGTCGCCGAGCAATGCAACCAGCTTGCCCGCCCACTGTGCATGGGTGTCGGCGGGCGTGTCGTCCACCTGCGAGAACAAATGCACGTCGAGCTTCACGCGGGCGGTGTGGGGCATCCCCGGAACCGGCTTGGATTCGGCTGTATTGAGAACGACACATGGCCGGGAGCGGATTTCATCGCGGCGGGCGACGTGGACCGGCAGGGCCGCCGCATCCGGGAATTCATCCGGTCTGTTGGAGTCGATCCATTCGGCCAGGAGTGAGGTAAGGCGATCTTCGATTAGATTTGGCATCTTGCCCAGTGGATGCGCGTCAACCGGCTTTTCTCATGGATCGGTTCACCTTGTCATTGATCACCCGCAACGAAGTGGCCAAGGCCTTTCGCAACCGCCCCGCTGCCACCTGGAGGGCGAGATTGATCCCGGTGTAGGTCGTCACCTGTTCGATGTAATCGAGCTTGTTGACGAGCGTGACGGCCGGTTTGTCGCCGGTTTTCACGGTAGCCGTTCCTGGTGCCTGTTTGTGACGCGTCGCCCATTGCGCGGCACCCCGAACCCGCCCACCGATTGCCTTGGCCGCGTTGATCCACGAGCCTTTGGCAAAACCGACACGCTTCTGGATCTTGGCAATGTAGGTGTTGAGCGCCTTCGGGCTGGTGACGACCTGGGCCGGTGTCCTGCGCTTCACGTTGGCGTTCTTGCCCGTCCTGCTTGCCTTGTGGAGATTCGGGTCAAGACGGCCCACGGACAGGTCTTTCCACGGGGAATTGGATGCTTGGAGCGTCTTCTGTGCCTTGGAAAATCGCCGGTTCTGGATGTCGGCCCAGAATCTATCAGAAGCGGCAGGATCGGCGGGTTGGGTTTTCTCGAATGCATCGGAGGGCAGCGCGAACACTTTGATGATGTCGCCGGCCACTGCTTTTTCCCCGCGCTTCTTCGCCTTCTCGGAAAACCCGAATGGCCGTGTGTTGCGTGCCAGTTCGACCGCCAGGCCGCGTGCTTCCTGCTTCACCAGGGATTCGAGGGTCCTGCCCACTTTTTCAGGATAGCGGTTGAGCAGACGTGCAACGTCGCTGCCGCCCTTCATCTTTGCGGTAAAGCGGATGGAGCCGTCACTCATCGGTGGTGGATAGGCTGAGTGTTAGAAGCGGTGAACGCGGATGGCCCGACACCTGCGATATGCGGTATTCCGTGCCGTCCACCTCGATGCGCTCGCCGAACTTCGGGCGTGTGTTAGGAAACGCCACCTTGGGCACCCGCAGGCTGAGGTCAGGCGATTCTACGAACCCTCCCATGTCGATCTGCTGTTTGATGTCCACCTTGCTGACGAGAACGAGCAGGTCGATGCCCTGCCACCGTGCTTTCACCCCGTGTTCGTCGAGCAGTTGGCGCAGGTCTGATAGAATTTCCGATTCGAGTCCCATGCCGGTGTGATGGTGTCAAAATGAAGCACCCCCTCCGGTTTCCCGAAGAGGGTGCCCACGAACCCCGCCAGACCAACGCAGGAAAATCAGGAATACTCGCCCGCCACCAGGTTGATGCGGCAGGCCGACGTGCCGTCGAGTTCGATCAGCGCCGGTCCTTCATTGACCACGAACACGGTGGGCGCGTTGGTTTCCTTGGTGGCGGCACCGACCGGAATCTGCCCGAAGGCGGCCATCAGGTGGACCATGTCGCCGGGTGCGAGGGCCAGTCCGAGGTTGGCGTTGAGCGTGATCGACACCCCGGCTTGGACCGAGGCAACCACGCCGCGTACGCCGGTGCCGGTGATCGCTGAGAACAGCACCACCACATCATTGGCCGCCGCCCCGGCATAGGGCACGCAGTTGATGACGGTCTGGTTGGACGCGCTGGCGGCGGTCACGACGGTTGATTTCGATGGCAACTTGAAGGCAAGCAGTGAGGCCGCCTTGTCGGAGGTGGCATTCACATACTGGACACGGATGCGGTCGCGCCCGCTGGCTGGGACAACCACGCTGCTAAGGGTGGATCCGGCATTGCCGGTGAAACTGAATGGAATCATGGGGATGGTTGATTTGGTGTTAGATGGGGATTGCTCACGGTTTGACGAGACGCTTGAGGGCGTCCGTTTTGGCGGCGGTGAAGCCGTAGAGGCATTCGATGGTCACAAACACCTTGTTGGCGCGGGTGTCGGTGAAGCGCAGGTAACCGAAGGTCATGCCGGTGTTGGGATCGGTGACCGCACCGGCCTGCTGGTAATCGGCGACCGGCTGGAGGTAACGCATGGCCACCGCCACCGCACTCGGATGCACGGCGAAACCGACGAGCTTTTCCGCGTGATCGGACGGAATCACCACCGTTTCATGGAGATCGAAACCGGCCAGGCGCTTGATGAGGGCATCGGTGACACCGGGGGCGCTGAGGTTGAGGTTGAAGCTCTTGGCCACGACCTCGTCGGCGAGCAGGTTGGTGTAGTAACCGGCGTCGAGCACCAGCGAACGGGGCGAGGCAGGCATTTTGGCGTTGCCGCAGGTTTCGCGCAGGTTGAGCACCTTCTTGTAATCGAAGTTGGTGGCGTTGAGCGCGGGAATGCCTGGGGTGCCAAAGTTGGCGGCGGTGATGACCGTCATGATGTCCAGCAACACGTCCTGGGCAAGCTGCTGGGCGGCGCTGGAAACCAGGGTATCCAGTAGGTCCATCGCGGTTTCGGCGGCGTCGCGGGCGCTGACGTGGACCGTCTTGAACTTATGGCGGTTGAGCGTGACCGGGATGGTGGTGACCGTTGAATCCGAGTTGGCGGTATAGTCACCGGCGAAGTCGCTGGAACCGGACGGAGCGCCGACGAGCGGCACGCGCACGGTGTCGCCCTTGTCGGCCTGCTGGGGGCCGAAGTTGGTGGAGAACGAGGTGACGGGCATCAGGTTCGCGGTGAAGGGCATGAGCGCCTTCTGGGCGACCTTGATGTCTTTGACGTTTGTTAGGGTGTTGGACATGACGGGGTGTTAGGCTTGGTGTTTGAGGATGATGGCTTGTTGTTCCGGCGTGAGTTTGCGCCAGAAGACGGTTTGCGCGACCGGGTCGTTGATGGCGGCGAATTGCGCGTGGAGGTCGGCGGCCTGGGTGGCGTCGCCTGCGGGAGTGACGCGGGCCGGCAGCGTGGTGCCGGTGGAGGCGACGACGCGGGCAACCTCGGTTTGGACTCGGGTGTCGAAATCGGTTTGTGCCGACTGGAGTTCCTCAATGCGGGTTTGCAGGGTGGTGGCATTGGCGTTCGCCGCATCGCGTTCGGCCTTGAGCGTGTCGATGTCGGCGGTGAGCAATGCGACTTCGCCGCGCAGCGAATCGAGGTTGGTGGAGGCTTCGGCCAACAGGTCGGCCTGGGCTTGGTAATCCCGCTGGAGGGTTTCCACTTTGGTGTTGGCTGCTGCCAGAAGGTCTTCGGGTGAGTCGTTCATCGCACGGGATTCCGTGTCAACCGACGCGTGATATACCCGCAACCGGCGCATTGCCTCGGCGCGGTCGGAAACCATGCCCGCCAGATTGAATCGTTGGGCCTGCCGCCCGCTGAATGTCTGGCCTTCCATGGCCTCGGGTGGAATCGAACGGCCCCGCGCCAGCACGGCGGCATGAAAATCCTGTGCCGTCTCGGCCAGGTTGGAGTTGATCAGTTCGCGCTGGTCGTCGGTGAGCGGCGTGCCTGGTGCGCCCATCGCCTTGTATTTGCCGACCGAAAACACCTCCACCTTGATCCCGCGGGCGTCGAGGGCGGCGGAATTGTCGATTACGGCCTGCACCACTCCGATAGACCCGACCCGGGCGGATGGTGTGGCGTAGATGGCGCGTGCCTGGCTGGCGATCCAGTAGGCGGCGGAACACATCAGGCCGGACGAAAAGGCATAGACCGGCTTTTGCTCGTTGATCGAGGCGACGGTGGCGGCCAATTCGGGCGTGCCGGCCACGGTGCCGCCGGGCGAGTCGATGTCGAGAAACACCGCCTTGATGTCGTCGCGCTGACCGGCTTCACGGAGTGCCGCGCCGATGTCCTCGGAACTGGTGGCACCCATCAGCACGCGGGCGAACACATCCGGCTTGCGGAGGATCGGGCCGTCGATGGACACAGTGCCAATGCCATCCTCAACGCTGAGCAATGGGTTGGATTGGGCAGCCTGGGGCAACGCGCCGCCACGCTCGCGGAACAAACTGACCGCCGCCGCCATTGCATGCAGCGCCTCTGGCTGGATCAACCACTCGCTATTTTGGAGAACCGGATTCACGACCGGTTGGCGGTGTCAACGCGGGCTGCATGACACTGGACCCACCCGACGGCTTCCAGAGCATATCGACCGGCACACCAAACTTGGCCGCGGTTTCAAGGATGAGCTTCGCATCGCTGGCGCGGCGTTCGATTTCCTCACCGAAGTCGGCACCCAACTCCTGAAAGTGGTCTGATAGAGTTTTCAGGCCCATTTCCACATCGGCGCGGTTCTGTTGGGCCTCACGGCCCGCGTCCACAGTCACGCGCTTGGGTGGGACTGAACTGATCTTCCACCATCCTGCGATGGGAGGCAGCAGGCCACGGATGATCGCGTCACCAATCACATACGCCCACACGGGCCGGATCAGGCGGCGTTCGAGGATCATCTGGCGGAATGAGAACCGGCGATCCGCTTTGGCCACGATCAACCGCACGCCCGCACCACCGACCTTGCTGGAATCCGCAGCGAACTCGAAGGGGATCATGCCGAGCGCGGAATCACGCCGCAGGTGTTCAAGAAAGCCCGTGAAGGTGGGCGATGGGCGGTTCGATTGAAAGCTATCTAACGATTCGTCGGGCTTGAGTGCAACCAGCTTGCCGCCGACGATGCGCTGGAGTGACACCGGGTCGCTGGATTCGTTGGCAGCACCGGCACCCCCGACCACAAAATCACCATTGTCGTCGATCTCGCCACGCGCCGTCTTGAGGATGCGTGACACGTCCGCGTTGTCCTTGACCGCGTGTTTCTCCAGGGCGAGCAATTCCATTTCATCAAGCACATGGTTGATCGAGTGCTGCATCGAGGGATGCGAGCGCACGCCGCCGGCCCATTCCGGTTCGTGGATATGGAGGATGGATGGGGCCGGGATGTCGCGCCCTTTGCCCCCATCCTCCAACACCCGATAGAATACCGGTGCGCCCCAGGCGTCGAGGCCCACGCCGTCAATGGTTTCCTTCGATCCGAACTCATCACCGATGCGGTGGGATTCGATCAACTGAATGCGTGGTTCTCCCTCGGAATCGCGGGTCTTGTGGATGAAGTATTCGCCGTCGATGTCCATACCCCGGCAGACGAGCGCCTGGCATTCCTCGAAGGAAAAACGCCGGGTAATCTCACAGCGTGCCGCCCACAGGGCGAAATAATCCTCGGCGGCACGGTTCCAGACGGGATTACCGGATTGCGACTGGACGCGGATGCCGTCGCCGGTGGAATAGATCGCCATGTTGGCGACCAGTTCACGCACGAATCCGCTGTTCTTGTGGAGGTAGCGCGACTTGCGGACCAGTTCGGTGCGCACCCCCGGCGTGAGTTCGTTGCGGGCGTCTGTCGGTGAGGCACCCGGCACCGTGCCTCGGCGGGGCGACCAGTTGGCTGCCTCGAATGGCGACCCCCACGCTTTGGGGACAAGCACAGGAGGCAGCCAACGGAGAGCGATGTTCTTGAGACTGATCATTTTGGGAGGTAGCCGCCGATGAATGAGGTGGTGGCGATGCGGGGTTTGCCATAGGTGGCTGGGTCAAGGACGCGCAATGCGTGACCGCATTCCTCAAGCACCTCGGCCACCGGCATCGCGAACTGCTTCGAGACAGACGTGTCCGCGTCGTTCCAGTTCATGACTGTCTTGCCCTCAAGGAGCAATTCCTTGGCGCGGCGCTGGATGCCAAGCACCTCGGCGACGGTGAATCCGGTGATGAAGAGTCCGCGTGCCATGCATGGCGGCGGATGTCAACGGATCACGCGACAGGATTGCTGTCCTTCCCGCATTGGCGTACCTTGGGCTGAGTGTTAGAATGGTGATCTGAACACTGCTCTGATGATGTCGGAAGAGATAGCGTGGCGGGTGATGCTAGCGGTGTCGTGGATATTGAGCTCCGCCATGACCCTCTGGCGGCGTTTTTCTCCGGCGTGTCGTCCATGGACTTGGCCATGCGTTGGTGATGGTTGTGTCGCTTGGTAATGCACGAGCTGAAGAACTGTCTGCCTTGGTAAACCTCACGTATCGCCCGTGCCAAATGTCGCGCGTCGGTCTGTTTGACCATATAGCCCGTCGCGCCCGTGGCCATGGCATGCTCTACGTAGGCATCTTCGCAGTGCGCGGAGAAGATGATTACCCTGATGGTGGGGTTGGCGTGGAGAATCTGCCGTGTCGCTTCCAGGCCATTGAGCATTGGCATGGCAATATCCATGACGACTACACTTGGACCGAGCTTGGCGGCCATCGTCACCGCTTGGCGGCCGTTCTTCGCCTCGCCGACAACTTGGATGTCAGCTTCTTGTTGCAACATGGCCCGCAGCCCTTCGCGGACAAACAAGTGGTCATCAGCCAACAGGACGGTGATTGGGTTCATTGGGATTTAATGTTTTTGGGCGAAACTCACGCGTAAAGGACTGCAAAATGTCCACGGATTTCTCCACATATCGTCGCACACATTCGGCAGGCTACCCATGGGGTATTCCCCTACTCTTGTTCCTGAAGCATTGGCGTAGTCACGTCCACCAGGTGCCGTCCTTCACTCGCTGCCGTGCTTCGGCCAGCGTGTAGCCGGTCTTGGTCTGGATATGCGGGGTGTCCTGGAATCCGGTCCAATGGCCACCCCATTCGAGGCCGAGCGATTCGGCGATTCTGCCGCAGCATTCCATCAGCGGACTGTTCCACTGCGGTTGGCCGTTGGCGTCGAACACCACGAAATCCCATCCCACGCCGAAATTGTGCCACGAGTAACCGGCCGGGGCGTTGGTCACGATAGGCCCAGGTGCGCTGCGGCCCTTGGCATACAACTCCGCCTGTTCCTGATAGGACCGGTTGCCGCAGATGATCTTCACGTTGATGCCCGCCTCCAGGCACTTCAACAGCCACTCGCGGGCCTTCGCTTGTGCGTCCTTCCTGAGTGTGGCGATGTTGCCAGCGGATCGGGAATCAATCGTGCCGCCGGTCGGGGCCGGGGCGGGTGTGGCGGCAGGCGTAGCGATGGCGATCCCGAGCTTGGTGGCGACGGCCCGTGCAGTGCGGGGACCGGGAATACCGTCGGCGGTAATCCCGAGGGATTTCTGAATTGTGGCCCAAAGTGATGCGCTCATGGTGTTCTGGGTCGTTCTGGTTGCGGGTTACTTGCCGGTGCGGGGTTCGATCACGATTTCGACTCGGCCGTCGGGCATGAGCTTGAGCATGCCGAACTTGTTGGAGATGCTGCCGCTCACGGGAGGGGGAGTCGTGCAGGCGGAAAGCAGCAGGGACAACGTGGCGAGAAAGATGATGGTTTTCATGGTTCCCCGTCCGGGGTGTCAACCGGATCAGGGCTGGCCGCAGCCTCCCGCCCGATGATCTTGAGCATGGTGGCCGCGGTGACCTGCATGGACTCGCAGTCTAACAGGTGGTTCGGTCTTGATCCGATTTGCTCCCACAACCACTTGCCGCCCTTCTTGATCCGGTGCTCGCTTTCCATCTGGGCGAGATAGTCGTCGTCGATGTCGTCGGGCACTTCCCACACCGGGCCGTTGTCGCGGTCCTGGTTGCGTCGTAGGCGGGCGAGCGTGTCCTTGATGTTGAGGTTTGACCAATAGAACACCGAGCAACTCTGGCCGCGACCCAACACCACCTTGCGGCGCGGCGAATAGAACCGCTCGATGGATTTCCGGCCCTTGATCTTGTGGGTGAAGGTGGCTCGTTTGTCGCCCATGAGGGCAGTCCATCCGTGTGCCGCACACTCGCGATACACATCGTAGGTGGCGTGACCCGCGTCCACGAAGACGAGATTCGGATGAATGCTGAACCGCTCCTGAATAGTCTCCACGTCGGTGTAGGTGAAAACCTTCTCGTTCCAGATGAGGCGACTGGATCCGTCATCGGCCCATGCTCGAACGACAAGGAACAAGTGGTCGATCTGGCAATCCACCGTGAGGATGCGCAGCGGGCAGACGGATGGCTCACCAGGAGGCACGATCCGCCCCGCGGCATCGACGCCCGCCTCGCCGTCCCATGTTTCCCCCTTGAGGTAGCCGCCTGGCACGATCTCCAATTTATAGTCCTCCAGATACTCGCGCCATGCCAACGCCAACCGCTTTTGATAGAACTGCTGGATGAGCGACACGTCACCACGGCGGGCAGCGGCTTTGGCGCGAAGGTATAACTCGGCCAGCCGCCCCCAACTCATGGCGCACAGTGCATTCCAGTGAAACCCGGCGTTTTCCTTCGGTGCGTTCGGATTGGTGACCAGATAGCGGCCCGATAGATTGAGTTCGCGGCGCGTCCGGTCACTGTCGTCGAAGTAGTGGTTGCACGATGCACAACGCATGATGGTGGTTTCCCGGACTCGTTGAAAATTCCACTCGCCGTCCTCGTCGCGGGCGTCCTTGCTCCATTCGACCTGTTCCCATTTGAATGGCTGGCGGTGATGGCAGTGCGGGCAGGCGAATGTCCACTCGCGCATGTCGGTTGCTTCATGCTTGCGGTGGGTGTCGTCGTCATCCTCGCCGCCCTGGCTCATGAACAGGCACTTGCCCAGCCAACCGAACGCGGTGACCCGCGCCTCAGCTTCCGCCATGTGTCCCTGCGGCCAACGCCACGTTTCGTCCCCGATGAGCCAGCGAATTGAGCGGCGCTGGAGGTTGGTTTTGTTATGGGCACCCAACACCCACAAGGTCATGCCATTGGCGAAATGCACGGTGGCAAGGCGTCGCTTGTGCCGGTTGGCCGGATAAAGACTCCTGACCGGCGGGCATTCGTCGAAAAGTTTCTGCAACCGGCTTTCGCTCTGGTCCTTGGCGTCGTCGTCGGTTTGGTCGAGCCACAGGGCCGGGCCGGGCAGGTTGGCGATGATATAGGCGACACCAAGTTCGCCGACGCTGGTTTTCCCGCTCTGGATCGCGGCGATGATGCTCACCAGGCGGATCTTCGGATCGACCAGAGCTTCCATCGGTTCGCGCATCCACGGCGAGTTGCCCGAACGAAACCGCCCGGGGATCGGCGAGTATGGGATCGAGGTGATATGATCCTCACACCACGCCCACGGGGGCCGACGGTCGGGCGGACGCCAGGCATCGCGCCAGATGCGTTCGAGTTTTTTCCGTGCTGGTTCGACTGTCTTCATGGTTCCTGATGGAGAATGGAAAGCACCTCGTCGATGGCGCGGCGGGCTTCCTCCTGGATGCCGGTGGCGTCGAGCCCTGATAGGATGGGCGGCAATTCCTGCTCGAACTTCTTGCGGAGCATCGACGTTGCCTGCGCCACGAACTCGGTCCAGATCTGCCGGACCTCCTCGACGGCCACATAGTCGCCACGCCGGATGCCAAGGCGCAGTTCCCTTTCTTCCACCTCTGCCAGCAGCTTGCGGGCCTTGAGCGAGGTTTCGATGTCGGCGGCATCCTGTGTTGCAGGCTCGCCACCCTTGAGGTCATGACGGCGCATGAACTCACGCCACGCGGCCACATCATGCGACCCGTTGGCGGCGGCCTTCGGCGCGTCCTTGCGCTTGTTCCATGAATACAACGATTGGCGGGCGATCCCGAGCACGGCGGCAAGTTCGACATAGCTGGCTGCCGTGGTTGGCGCGGGTCCGGTGCCAGTGGCCATCGTTTGCAGCATCGTCCGTTCGGTGCGCGTCAGTTTGCCCCCCTTCTGCACGCGACCGACAAGGTTCGCGAAGTCGCGGGTGAGCAGTTTTTTGGCAATGTCGGGGGATACGGCATCCATCTGCCGGGTGCGGACGCGTCAACTCGTTAAAGCAGATCCACCAGACCCGCGATATCATGATCCCTGGAAAACTTTCGTTCGATTGCTCTTCTGATCTCAGATTTATTTCCAGCATCTGGAATTCTGTATCGATAAATATCAATCACTGTATTCTTTACAATGGCCATAAGGTATTTTTTTTGATTCTTTGTAACCAGAATTCGATACTCGTTAATGATGTCTAAAATGGTCACGACCTGACGAGATCTAGTAGCAATTTCCTCCATGTCTTTACAAGACTCTGGAGCGAATATGATTTGATGATATCGATAGAATACATTCGCGACACAATCTGCGAGGTCGTGGGGAAGATCATGATAATCACCAAGGCATGAGAACATGTCAGTTTTTGTGAGATTGAGTAAGTGCTTGTCCGTTTTCACGGGCGTCATAATACCCATTCAGTAGCCTGATGTAAAGTTTTTACGCCCGGGGGAAAGTCGCTCTCCGCATGCTGCTTTCACGTTATCCGGGCGTAATTTTCGTTTCCGCATTGGCTGGATGACTTTCAGCAGCGCCTGAAACCCGAATCCCTGCGGCATTGCCCGCTCCTGGTCCCAGTTCTGGAACCACGGTTTCGAGACTTTGAGCACCTACGCCGCGTCGCTATCGCTGTAACCGTTACGTTCCCTCCAGGCACTGAGCAGTTGGGCGAAGATGGCGTCGTCCATGATGCTGTCATCAGACTACGGATGAACCCTGTGGTGGTGTCAAGGTTGACTCCCGGCACCGGGCCATGAGCATTCCCGTGCATTGCGCCCACACCCGGCTTGTCGATCCGAACACGCTGAAACCCAACCCGGCCAACCCGAACCGCCACAGCGCCCACCAGATCCAGCTTCTTGCGTCGATCATCCAGGAGCAAGGGTGGCGTAATCCCGTCACCGTGTCCAATCGCTCGGGGCTGATCGTCCGCGGCCACGGTCGGCTGGAGGCGGCATTGCTGATTGGCTGCGAAACGATTCCCGTGGACCAACAGGACTACGCCAGTGAGGCTGAGGAACTCGCCGATTTGCTGGCCGATAACCGCCTGTCGGAACTGGCCGAACTCGACGAGGACGACCTGCGGAAGGTGTTGCGCTCGATCCAGGATGCGGACCCGGATTTCGACATCGAACTGACCGGCTTCATGGAAGACGAAATCCGCAAGCTGATGGACGACGACGGCAAGCCAGAGGACGAGCTTGAAACCATTCCCCGGATGGAATGCCAGGCATTCGAGACGCACGACTACCTCGTGTTCATGTTCCACGACCTGCGCGACTGGATGCAGGTGCTCCAACTGATGGGCGTTCACGAGGTTGACTACTCAATCAACCGCAGAACCAAAAAAATCGGCATCGGCCGTGTGCTTCATGGAAAACGACTCATTGAACTCTGCCGCCGCGCCAGCCTGGCCGGAACTCCGCCCGTTGAAACTCCGTCTGGTGATCCTGTCGCGCAGCCGGAGCCGCTCGATCACCAGCCACAAGCTGTTTCCGACGGCGACTCTCCTCGTTCCCGCAAGCGAGGCTGAGCATTACTCCCACACCGGGCTGGAGATCGAAACCATCCCCGACGAGATCGCCGGCATCAGCGCCGTTAGGAACTGGGTGCTTCGGCGTTTCAAGGAGGACGCCATCGTCATGCTCGACGATGATATTTCCGCCTGCGTCTGCATGGTCAGCTTGCGCTGCCGCCGCCTCTCCGTGGTGGAAACCATCGCCATGCTGGAAAACTCTGCATGGTGCGCCCGCGGGGCCGGTGCCCGGTTGTTCGGCTGGCACCAGCGCAGCGACCCCCGGCTCCTGCAACGCAACGACCCGTTCGGGGTGAACCACTGGGTCGGCGGAGCGGTCGGAGTTGTGCGCGATGAACACGGCGGAGTGCCGAAGTGGGATGAGCTGCTCAAGTGCAAGTGCGACATCGACGCCACGTTGCAGGAACTCATGGACAACCGGCTCGTCTGGAACGAGGCGCGATTCTGTTTCGTCCAGGAGCGCGACAAGAACCTCGGCGGCAACAGCCTGTTCCGCAGCGAGGAACGCATCGCCACCGAGAAGCGCTACCTCAAGCGCAAGTGGATGGCGCACATCCGCATCGAAACCTACAAGAGCCAGGACCGCGTGGCGATGGATGCACCCCGCCGCCAACCGGTGAAGCTGTGACAAATGGCGTTCAATACTGCTTTCACCTTGTGTGCCAAACCGCTAATCTAGCAGACGATGAGTTATCACTTAAACACCAAGCGCGGATACAGCTTCCCGGCAGTTTCCAGCGCGATGCAGAAGGGAATCCGGCGCGGTGACGCGAAGCTGGCCGGTTATTGGGCGCTCGAACTTTGGACCAGCGGATTTGGCCAGTATGTCTGGCGGCGTCTGCTGACCGTGAGTGCGGAGGACTGTTGGGGCATCCTCACCCAGGAGATCAAGGCGCTCCACGACAGCTACACCGAGATCAACCGCAACACCCCGAGCAAAACGCCGAAAGGCCGCATCTTCATCTCCAAGGCGGTGATCCTGCTGTGCCTCGCCAAGAAAAGCCGCGACGCCGACCACCTCCAGAACTTCGTCTATGACCAGCAGGCCGGGCTGGAACCCGAAACCCTGACCGACGAACTTGAACAGGCGGGCGAATATATCCCCATCCCCGATTACGCCTATGACTGCCACACGCCGCAGGGCCGCAAGATGGGCAAGACCAAGGCCGAGTTCTTCCGCGCCGAGCAGGACGCGCTGTCGCCCTTCATTCCCGGCCTCTTC